GACGGCCAGGGAGAACGCGCGCGACCGCATCCTGCCCATGCTGCAGGACAGCCCGCGCCTGCGGGAGCTGATGAGTCCGGATCCCGACGACACGAGCTCCCTGCGCATCGCCCTGGCGCACACGGCGATCTACATGGCCTGGTCCGGCTCCCCCTCCCGCCTCGGCAACAAGCCCATCCGCTATCTGGTGCTCGACGAGCTCGACAAGTACCAGGACGCCAGCAGGGAGGCGAGCTCAGAGAGCCTGGCGGAAAAGCGCTGCACCACGTGGGGTGCGCGGGCGCGCATCTGGAAGATTTCCACGCCGACGACCGAGGAGGGGCCCATCGCCCGGGCCTACGCCGGCGCGCAGGTGCGCTTCGGCTTTGCCGTCAGGTGTCCGGCATGCGGGCGCAGGCACGTCATGGATGAAAAGGGCCTCCGCTGGCCGGCGGATGCCAGGCCTCTGGACGTCTACTCGCAAAGGCTTGGGCGTTACGAGTGTCCGCACTGTCATGCGCAGTGGACGGACGCCGACCGCGACGAGGCTGTGCGGCAGGGCACGTGGATAGTGCCCGGCACGGGCGAGGACATGGAGGCGTTCATCCGGCAGAGCCGGCCGGCGGCCATTGCCTTCCACGTGCCGGCGCTCATCTCTCCTTTTGTGAGTCTCAGCGAGCTCTGCCAGCGGAAAGCTGAAGTCGAGGCGTCGAGCGACCTGCAGCTCTGGAAGGACTGGCGCAACAACTATTTGGGCTTGCCGTGGACCGAGCTGCACGAGGAGCGGGATCCCGAGGAGCTGGCCAGGCTGTGCGACGACCGGCCGCGCGGGACTGTGCCGGGCGGAGGGCGCGTCTCGTGCCTGCTTGCCGGCGTGGACACCCAGAAGGGGTATTTCCGCTATGTCATCCGCGCCTACGGCTTCGGCCAGGCCGAGGAGAGCTGGCTGGTGCAGTGCGGAGCGCTCGACAGCTTCCGCGCCCTCGAGCAGACGCTGCTGGAGGCCGAGTACAGGGACGCCGACGGGAAGGTCTACCACGTGGCCGGCGTCATGATCGACGCCATGGGCAGCCGCACGGCCGAGGTCTACTCGTGGGCGCTCCGGCACCGGGGCAGAGTCTTCCCCTGGCAGGGCCGGCAGAGCATGTCGGCGCCCTACTCCATGACGCCTTTGGAGTACTTCCCCTCGACGAAGGGCGACAAAATCCGCATCCCCGGCGGGCTCACCCTGTTCCGGTGCGACACCACGTTTTTCAAGAGCGGGCTGGCGGCCAAGCTGGCCATTGCGCCGGAGGACGCCGGCGCATTCCATCTGCACCGCGACAGCGAGGGCGAGCTCCGGCAGTACTTTGCGGAGATGAGCGCCGAGGTATGGGACGACGCCAGGCAGTGCTGGATCAACCCCAAGGGGCGCGCCAACCACTACTGGGACTGCGAGGTCATGGCGTCCGCCCTGGCCTACGTCAAGGGCGTGCGCAACTCGCGGAAGGAGCCGCCGAAGCCGGAGGCCGCGCCCCAGAGGAAGGCCGCGCCGAGGCCGGCAATGGCGCAGGCACGACGTTTTGGCGGGAGGTACGAATAGCATGGGGCTCTACGATCTGGCCGACAGGCTCAATTGGCAGCAGGCGGCAAAGCTGCTCAACGTGTCGCGGGCGACATTTTTCCGCATGGCACGCCGAAAGGAGTTCAACTCCTATGGCATTGAGCGGTGCCGCTTCTATCTCAAGAGCGAAATTCTCGCCTGCCTTGAAAGAAAAATGCGGACAAAGGCAAATTGACGTCTCACAAGTCTCACTTTGCCTTCCATGCGTCAGAGAATTGACTAGTATGGACGCATGCCTATCTACACCCGCGAAGAAATTACAGCCGAGATAGGGCGCTGGAAAGACGCCCTCAAAGCCTGCGCGACCGGCAAGACCTACACAATCGACGGCCGCCAGCTCACCCGCTACGACCTCGCGGAAATCCGGAAGCATCTCGAATGGCTTGCCGGCATAGAGGCAAGCTTTGACGGCCGGGGCACCATGCTCGTGCGTCCGCTGGTGAGGAGGTAGCCCTGTGAAGTCGTTCAAAACAAGCCGCCCCGTTAACATGGCTCGCCGTCCGGCGTCCGCATCCCGCGACGCCGGCGCTCTGCGCGGGCCTTCCGCCGGCTGGCGCGGCCCCCAGATAGGCACCGAGGCCCAGGCCGTCACCGAGCGCATCCGCGCTCAGAGGCGCATCGCCGACCTCGCCGCCAACGACTGGCAGGCGGCCTCCATCCTCAGCACCTTCGCGCAGAACGTGGTAGGCACGGGGCTGACGCCCGTTGCCTCCATCCCCGGCGCGCGCCTCGGCCTCTCTCCGGAGCAGGCGCAGGAGCTGGGGCGCAGGATGGAGTGGCTGTGGTACGGCTGGGCCCGCACGGCTGACCTGCGCGGGGTGCTCTCCTTCGGCGAGCTGCAGGCTCTTGGCCTGCGCACCATGCTGGCGCAGGGCGAAATGGTCCACATCCCGGTCATGCGGGACGAGGCCCAGCGGAAAGCGGACGGCGCCCAGTTTGGCCTGGCCATCCAGGCCGTGGCGCCCTCCCGCCTCCGCACTCCCGCCGGCATGGAGGCCGATCCCGCCGTCGTGGACGGCATCCGCGTCAACGCCCACGGGCGCCCGCTTGAATACTACATCGCCGCGCCGGAAGAAGTGGGCGGATCCCGCCTGCAGGACGCCGAAAGCGCGATCTCTTTCAGCACCGTGCCGGCGCGCGTAGGCCACCGCCCCGGCATGCTCCATCTTTTCCCAGTGCTCGAGGATGAGCAGTACCGGGGCATCAGCATTTTCGCCAACAGCTGCCAGCTTTTCCGCCAGCTCGACGACGCCATCGCCTTCGAGCTCACCGCCCAGAACGTCGCGGCGATGTTTCCCGTGTTCATCAAGCGCAACCCCGTGCAGGCCATGCCTGCCGGCGTCTACGCTCCGGGCGATGCCAATCCGAACACTGGCGAGCCGAATTTCTACCAGGATCTGCTTGGCCCGCAGATCATGTACGGCAACGAAGGCGAGGAGCCGCAGGTGCTCAAAAACGAGCGTCCGTCAACCAACTTCCTCAACTTCGTGAATCTGCTCCAGAACGCCCTGGCGGCCTCCGTTGGCCTGCCGGCCATCGCAGTGAGCAAGGATTTCAGCCAGACAAACTACTCCAGCAGCCGCGCGGCCATGAACGAAGCCTGGCGCACCTTCAAGTGGTTCAGGCGCTTCCTTGCCGAGCGCTACTGCCAGCCAGTCTGGGAGATGCTCATGGAGGAAGCCTGGCTGCGCGGGATGCTCGAGCTCCCTGCCGGCGCGCCCGGCTTCTACGAGGCGCGCGAGCTCTGGTGCTCCTGCGAGTGGGTTGGCCCTGCCAGGGGCTACATGGATCCCACAAAGGAGATCGAGGCCGACGTCATGGCCATCGACAACTGCCTCGCCTCCCGCCACGAAATCCTGGCCCAGAACGGCCGCGACTTCGACGACTTGCTGCCCATCCTCCGCGAAGAGCAGGCCGCCATGAAAGATCTTTCCTCCACTGAGGCCCCCGCGCCCTCTGCTCCGGCGTCCGCACCCGCCGGGGCGGAGGACCCCGAAAAGGACGATGCCAATGCCGAATAGCTTCTACCTCTGGCTCCTCGCCCCGCACCTGGCGCAGGACGTCTTGCGCAACATCCAGCTCACCCGGAAGGATGCGAAGGTCTACAATCTCGACGGCATCAACATGGAGCCCGGCTACGGCGTCCAGGGCGGGGTTGCCGTCATCGAGGTGTCCGGCGCCATGACGCCCAGGCAGGGGTGGTTTGGCCTGGGGTACGACACCGTGCTCGAGGCGCTCCGGCAGGCAGAGGCTGATCCCGCCGTCTCCGCGATCCTGCTCGACATCGACAGCCCCGGCGGCACCGTCGCCGGATGCCAGGAGGTTGCCGATGCCATTGCCGCCTGCTCCAAGCCCGTCGCCGCCTACACGGGCTCCCTCATGGCGTCTGCCGCCTACTGGCTCGGCTCCGCGACGGGCAGGGTCTACGCAACCGAAACGGCGGAGCTCGGCTCCATCGGCGTGGTGATGACGCATGTGGACGCCAGCAAGGCCCTCGAGGAGGCCGGCCTGGCCGTCACGGTCATCGCCTCCGGCGAGCTCAAGGCAGCCGGCAACCCCTACAGCGCCCTCTCCGAGCAGGAGCGCGCATATTTCCAGGCGCAGTGCGACAGCATCTGCGCCGTGTTCAAGGGCTCCGTGGCTCAGGCTATGGGGCTCGACATTGACCAGGCTTCCGCATGGGCCGAGGGGCGCGTGTTCCTCGGCGGCGAAGCCGTCACCCTTGGCCTCGCCACCGCCGTTGTCAGCGGCAGGGATGAGGCCGTCAAACTCTTGCAGGAGGCATCTGTCGTGGACAGACAGACTCTCGCCGCCCAGCATCCCGAGCTGGTGCAGGAGCTCCTGGCCGAGGGCAGATCCTCCGCCATGGCTCCCGCTGACGTTCTGGCCTGCGTGGGCTCCATGCTGAGCGCGGAAGACCGCGCCCGTGCCGAAGCATTCTTCAAGGCCTGCGCCGGCCTCGAGCCGGAGAAGATCAAGACTCTCGCCGAAGTGGCCTTCCCGGCCAAGGCCGAGGAGCCTGCCCAGGAAGCCGTGCAGAAGCAGGCCAAGGCCGAGGCCGACGCTGAAAGCCGTGCGGAAATCCTCGCCGGCATCCAGGCCGCATCCCCCCAGGGCGTCGCTCCCGACGCCTCCGCCACTGCCAAAACTCCCGGCCAGTACCTCGCGGAAGCGATGGATCGTCTGGCCAAGGAAGGTGAATAAGCCATGCCTGATCCGACTGCCAAGTATCCCGGCGTGTCCGCCATCATGGACGCCCCCCTTTCCGAGTTCCTCCTGTGGGAGCTCGCCCCCATCTACTGCCGCCAGGAGCTAACCACGTCCGCCGCCGTCAAGGCCGGCGGCATCGTCTACGACTCCACGGCCGGCCTCTACGGCATGGCTATCGCCGACGCCGGCTCCGGCGCGTCCGTTGTCTGCGTGGTGCGCTCTGCCGTGGTTGACGGCTCCCACAAGACGATCACCTCTGCCGCCAAGGTCGCTCTGCAGACTCAGGGCGTGGTGGTCAAGGACTGGGTTGCGCCCGACAGCGACACGCCTGCTCCGGATCCGGCCTCTGTCGAGTCCATCACCGCCGTGCTGGGCACCTGGTCTGCCGAAAACACGATGGCCCAGGCCATCGGCGCACTCCAGACTGCCGTTGGCGCCTGGACTGCCGCCACGCCTGCCCGCACTACCGCCGCCCTCAAGGCCATCGAAGATCTCGAGGCTCTTGTCGGCTCCTTCAGCGCCGGCCGTTCCGCCGAGCTGGCCGACACCGTCATCGGCGCCGTCGAGGCGCTCGAAAGCGCATAAGGAGACTGAGCCATGGCCAACGTGTTTACCCCCGATCTTTTCACCTGCAGCGAGCTCTCTGCGGCCGTCATGCGCCTGCCCTGGGTTCCGTCCCTGCTCAAGCCCTACTTCACGGAAGAGGGCGTGCGCACGACCTCCATCACCATCGACCTTGACGAAGTCGGCATCAAGCTGGTGCCCGACTCCCCGCGCGGCAGCGTCGGCGGCCAGCCTTCCCAGGGCGGTCCCCGCAAGGTCGTGACCATCCCCTCCGCGCACCTTTCCCGCTACGACACGGTGCATCCAGAGGACGTCCAGGACGTCCGCGCGTTCAACAGCACCGAGCCTGAGACAATCGCCAACCGCCTCGCGCGCAAGCAGGCAGCTTTGCGCCGCGACATCGAGGCAACCCTCGAATATCACCGCGTCGGCGCAGTCAAGGGACAGGTGCTCGACGCCGACGGCAGCACCATCCTGTTCGACAGCTTCGCCGCCTTCGGCAAGTCGAAAAAGACCAAGTCCGTCACCTTCCCGGCCAGCGCCGGTGCCAAAAACACGCTGCTCCGCAACGTCATGGACATCGTGGACATGGTGGACACCGCCATGGGCGGCAACGCATACGGCCCCCTCATGGCCATCTGCGGCGCCAACTTCTGGCGGTGGCTCACCACGGGCGCCGAAACCCGCGCGGCCTACGACCAGTGGTATGCCAACCATGCCGCCCAGTTCAACCACGAGGATTTCCTGTCCGGCGTGTTCGATTTCGGCGGGATCCGCTGGTGCCGCTACCACAAGACTGTCGGCGGCAACGCTTTGGTCGCCACCGACAAGGCCCATGTCTTCCCGACCGGCAACGGCATCTTCCGCACCTTCTATGCTCCCGCCGACTACGTCGAGACCGTCAACACCGACGGCCAGGCGTTCTACTCCAGGATGGAACCGAAGAAGTTCGGCAAGGGGTATGAGCTCGAGGTGCAGTGCAACCCCATCTCTCTCTGCATGTTCCCCGAGGCGCTGGTCGAGGTGACCGGCACCGAGGCGTAGGAGGCTGACCGATGGCGCTGACATGGTCTGACGTCGGCAAGACGGTTGCCAGGGCCGCGCCCGTTCTGGGCGCCGTCCTCGGCGGCCCTGTCGGCGCCGTTGTCGCTTCCGCAGGGGCCCTCGCGGCCTCCGCGCTCGGAACCGCACCCGAGCCGGAGGCCGTGGAGGCCGCCCTCAAGGCGTCGCCGGAGGCCCTGCTCAAGCTCAGGGAGCTCGAGGCCCAGCAGCAGGCCCGCCTGCTCGACTGGCAGACGGCTCAGCTCAATGCCGAGCTGGCCAACGTGCAGGACGCCCGGGCTCGGGAGGTCGAGCTGGTGAAATCCGGCTCGCCCACCGGCTGGAGCACGTCCATCGTTGCCGTCATGGTGACCGTGGGGTTCTTCGGCATGCTCTATCTGGTGCTGACAGGCGGGAAGCAGGAGCTTGGCGAGTCCGGCATCCTGCTGCTCGGCTCCCTGGCGTCCGCCTTCGGCGCTGTGGTCAACTACTACCTCGGCTCCAGCATCGGCTCGGCCGTCAAGGAGCGCTACAAGCAGCAGGGAGGCAGGTGATGGGCATCACGGAAGCGGAAATCGGCAACATCCTGCTGGGGCTCATCTCCGGCCTGCTAGGCATCCTCATCTGGGTAGCCAAGAGCTTCGCCACGACCATCCTGGCCGAGATCCGCAAGCTTGACCGCCGCAAAGCCGAGTGCATCGGGCAGTTTGCCGACGACGCGGACAACCGCAACGCCCATGGCCGCATCTTCGACAAGTTAGATGAGCACGAGAGCCGGATTGTCAGGGTGGAGACGCTGACTCAGGGAGACTGCGGCAAATGACTTTCAAAGAAGCGCTTTCCTGGGACACCGAGCACGCCTTCCTCAACCTCGACGAGTTCGGGGAGGAAATCGAGCTCAACGGGATCCGCATGACGGCGGTGCGCCACGACGGCGCGCAGTACGAGTACGGGTCCATGCGCCAGGAGCTCCCTGCCCTGCAGCCCGAGCTCCCTGAGCGCTCGATCGTGCTCTACGTCCGCACCGACATGCTCGACAGCGACGTCGTGCAGGGTGGCACAGTCACCTTTGACGGCGAGCTCTGCCAGGTGGAGAGCCGGCACGACGGGCTGGGCTGCATGACCAAGCTGCTGCTGGGCAGGAGGGGGTATCTCTGATGGCCGACGTCACTGTCACTGGCGCCGACGCCCTCGAGGCGCTGCGCAGAAGGCTTGGCGACGCCATGCCGAAGCAGGCCCGCCAGGCTGTCTCCATGGGCGTCCGCGAGGCCGTTCAGCGCACCCAGAGGAAAGGGCTGAGCATCGCCAAAAAGCGCTATGCCTTCAGCAAGTACGGCAAGGCCCGCATCGACGGCATCCTCGCCTCAAAGACTATCGGCCCCGATAAGCTCTTTGGCGAGGTACGCTTCAAGGGTCGCCCCGGCGTCCCGCTCCGCTGGTTTCAGTCAGTGCCTACGCGCCCCAGCTCCGGCAAGATGCCCCGCCTCAAGGGCAAGACCGTCCGCGTGCGTATCGTGCGCGGCGGCGCGATGAAGGAGCGCCGGGGCAAGGGCGGCGAGCGCGTCTTCTGGTGGCGCAGCCCGCAGGGCAACATCTTGCTTGCCTACCGCGTGGGCGCCGGCAGAGGCAAGATTTCCACGGAGGACCTTATGGGCGCATCGCCCATCCAGGCTATCCAGAAGCACGAAAACTACGAAACGATTGGCGAGTATCTGCAGGAAACTTTTGCCAAGCGCGTCAACCACCAGCTCAGCAGGATAGGGATGTAGGCCATGACTGAAAACGGCTGCCTCAAGGCGATAGCCAAATGGCTCGAGGAGGAAGTGCTCTACGAGTACCGCCTGCCCTCCCCCCGCAAGGCCGGCGACCACCCTTTCCATATTTTCATCGGCTGGCTGCCGGAAAAAAAAGGCAAGGAGGACGAGGACTATCCATTCTGCCTCGTGCGCCCCGTTGACGGCACCGCCGGCATGGACGGCACGGCCATGAGCGTGGACATTGTCCTCGGCGTCTACGCCCAGGACGTCTCCGGCGGGTGCGAATACGTGCTTAATGTCCAGCGCCGCCTGCTCAACGCCCTCGGCACGCTGAGAGAGCGCCGGCTGGCCGACAAGTACGCTCTCAGCCTGCCCGTCACGTGGGAGATGCCCGACGACCAGCCCTACCCCGTCTGGGTTGCGGTGGTGCACACTGAATGGACATACCATTCCCCGATCCTGCCGTTCCACGACGACCTCGACTGGGGCATGCAGGCATCTGCGTCCGCCACTGTCTCCCAGGATGCAATCGACATTGAGGACGATGCCAATGGCTAGCGAAATCAAAATTTACGCGGGCCCCTCGCTCTACCGCTGGGGCCTGCACCACGGGAGCACCTACCGAGGCGCCCTGCCCGCCACAGTGCAGGCCGCCATTGCGCAGTGCCCCGCCGTCCGGGACCTGATAGTCCCGGTTTCCAGATACATGTCTGCCCGCGCTGAAATCGCGCGCAAGGGCACCCTGCTCAACGCGAGGTGCGCCGCCGTGCTGGCCGGGCTCAGCTCTACCACCACCCAGGAGGTTTAGTCATGGCCTACAAGCATGGCGTCTACGCGAGCGAAATCGCCACGTCCATCCTGCCCCCGCGCACCGTTGACGCGGGCATCCCCTTCGTGGTTGGCACTGCCCCTGTGGGCATGGCCGATCCCGAAAACGTCAACAGGCCTGTGCTCTGCCACACCTATGCCGATTTCGTTAAGGCCTTCGGCTGGGTCCCGCCGGAAGCTGATGCCGCTTCCGGCAAAAAGAAGTTCGCCTACTCGCTCTGCGAGGCGGCCTACGCGGCCTTTGCCCTGTACGGCATCGCCCCGATCGTCTGCGTCAACGTGCTGGATCCCGCCGAGCACCGCACCGCCGCCGAGACGACCGTGCTCAACATCCCGGCCTCCGCCGGCTCCATCGTGGTGCCCGAGTCTGGCGTCATCCCGTCCACGGTGACGATCACCCTCACCACGACCTCCGAACCGGCGGAAGAGGGCGAGGATCCGGTCACGACCGTGACCACCTATGAAGCGGGCACGCACTACGAGCTCGCCTTCGACGACGATGCGCATCTCGTGGTCAACGTCCTGCACGACGCCGCTTCCGGCGATCCGCTCATGCCCCTGGGCACCGAGCTGGGCTTCGCCGCCTACAAGACGGATCCCAGCGCCGTTGACGGCGACGACGTCATTGGCGGCGTGGGCGTGGACGGCGCAAAGACCGGCCTCGAGCTCATCGAGGAGATGTACCCCAGGTTTGGCCTCCTCCCCGGCACCATCATCGCCCCCGGCTTCTCCGGAGAGCCCGGCGTGGCCGCCGTCATGTCTGCAAAGACCATCGGCGTCAACGGACTCTTTTCCTGCATCTGCGCCTGCGACGTGCCCGCGACGGCCGCCGGCGCGGACCAGTATTCCGAGGTCAATGCCTGGAAGAACAGCAACAACTATGTCCATCCCAGGCAGATCGTCTGCTGGCCCATGGTGGAGCTGGACGGCGTGGTTATGCACCTCTCGTCCCACGTTGCCCCGCGCATGGCGGCCACCGACGCCGACAACGGCAATATCCCCTACGTCTCGCCGTCCAACAAAATCCTCGAGATGACGGCGGCCGTGCTTGCAAACGGCGCTGAGGTCTGGCTGTCCGGCGAGACGGCCAACTATCTCAACGGCCAGGGCATCGTGACGGCTCTCAACTTCGAGGGCGGGTGGCGCTGCTGGGGCAACCGCACCGGCG